AGATGACCTAGTGTCAGAAACCGTTTCAGAGGCAGTATCAACCGAAGCGGTTGAAGCTGCTAAGGCAGAAGTCAAAGCGACTTCATATCCACTCAATTCACAAAAGGTTCGTAACCCAATCGTTGACAAGGCTTCATATTTGGAGCACTCAGTTCGCGCATCTTTGGGTAACGATGAATCAAAGTTGTATGTTGCAGCAGCAGCAGACACAACTGACAATGCTGGCTTGGTACCAACTCGTCAGCTAACAGAAGTAATCAACGGCATCTCAAATGCAGATCGCCCAATCATTGACTCAATCTCACGCGGAGCACTACCTGATGCAGGTATGACTTTCGAGATTCCTAAGATCACAGTTGCTCCAACAGTTGCAGTAGCATCTGAAGGTGGAACACCATCAAATACAGACCAAAATGCCGCGTTCGTTTCTGTGAATGTTCAGAAGTTCATTGGCCAGCAAGTATTTTCTCTAGAAATTTTAGATAGATCTAGCCCAGCGTTTTTTGCTGAGTTAGTTCGTCAGATGGAGTTTGCATACGCAAAGGCAACAGATGTTGCAGTTGGAACAGCACTTATCAACGGTGGAACAGATGGCGGAAACCGCGCAGCACTCACAACAGGTGCTCTAGTTTCTGACTTCGTTTCAGATGCAGCTGTTTCTATCTACAAGGGAACACTTGGCTTTGCACAGAACATCATCGTGTCTCCAGAACAATGGGGCGCACTAATGGGCTTGGTCGATTCTTCAAACCGTCCAATTTTCCAGCAGACAATCAACCCTCAGAACGCTGGCGGAACATTGACTGCAACAGCGGTTCGTGGAAACCTTCTTGGTCTAAACCTTCGTGTTTCAACAGCATTAACAGACAGTTCTGGACTTGGAGATAACACACTTATCGTTGTGAACCCAGATGCTTACACATGGTACGAATCACCTCGTCTATCACTACAGACAAATGTGATTTCAACAGGTCAGGTGCAAGTTGCTTACTACGGTTACGGCGCAATCGCGACAAAGCTTGGCGCAGGCGCATACCGCTTCATGGTTGCATAAGTAACCAATACTTAATCATGGCGGGGGGGTTGCTCCCGATCTCCCCGCCAGCAGTTTAGAGAGGATGAAATGCCAAGTATTATCACAGCGTCAGAGTTGAGATCCGTGCTTGGTGTTTCGTCTGCTCTTTATTCGGACGCTTATCTCAATGACATCATTGATACATCAGAGGCAGTTATTTTGCCCTTGCTTACAACATTTTCATCACCAATCGCAAAGGTTTCGCTGACTAGCAATGTCGCAACTTTTACGACAGTAGGAATTCATGAATTTACCGAAGGACAATCAGTTGTCATCGCCGGATGTGGGACACCATTTAACGGCACTCGAACAATCAATGATGATGTCGATGCATACACATTTACAGCAAACATCACTAATGCCAATGTCCTCGAAAAGAATGTTATCCCTAGCGGATCCGCAACACTTACAGGCGCTTCAACTTATGTTGGGGTCGCAGCGGTTGAATCCGCAATCATCGTAGTTTCAGTCGAAGTATTCCAATCTCGTACTGCTCCAGGCGGACAGATTGAAGGCGTAGATTTTGCTCCGTCTCCGTATCGTATGGGACGCAGCTTGTTTAATCGTGTCGTGGGTCTTTTGGGGCCTTATATTGATGTTGAAACAATGGCTCAATAATGCCGAGCACTATTCTTTCAGCAGTTCGTACTCCTCTTGCCACAGCTCTCGCTGGAGTATCTGCCAACATATTTAGTTATGTTCCTGAGCAGATTCCAGCACCCGCTGTTGTAGTCGTACCGGATTCTCCTTACATGGAGTTTGAGACTATTGGCAAGAGCACCTTTCGATGCAAGTTAAATTACACAATAACTTGCTGCGTTGCTTACAACAGCAACCCGGCATCGCTTGATAATATCGAGCAACTTATAACAAGTGTTGTGGCGGTTATACCGGCTGGATACGAAGTCCAGGTAGTTGATCGACCAACAGTTACAACAGTAGGCGCTAGCACCTTGCTGGTCGCAGATATACGGGTGTCCACTTGGTACACCCAAACAGCATAAGGAGAACCAATAATGCCAACAACAGTCATTACGGGTCGCGACCTAGTCCTAAGCATCGCAACAGTAAATTACGATGCGCAGACAACTAGCGTCACACTCGTTAATTCACCAACCATCGATATTTACCAGACACTCGATGGAAAAGCTTTTAAGCATACAGACGACATCTGGACTCTCAATGTGGAGCTACTTGCCGACTGGGGAGTTGCATCATCACTATTCGAAGCAATGTGGACAGCAGCTGATACAAATCCAAACACAACTCTTGCAGTATCTTTAACAGCTGCAACAGGCGCAGTATTTACTTGCTCAGTATTGCCAGTATTTCCATCAGTCGGTGGATCTGCTCCAGGAGCGCAAACTGATACTTGGGCGCTACAAGTAGTTGGAACACCTTCAGAGTCATTTACCTAAAATCTAACAAACGGGAGCAAAGATGAAACTACCAATCACAATTACATATAACTCAGGCGACGAAGCAACCTATACGGCTCAGCCTCCTGAGTGGGCAAAGTGGGAGAAGGCAACTGGCAACACGATTTCTCAAGCTAATGACAAGATTGGCATCTGGGATCTTATGTTTTTGGCTTATAACGCTTATAAGCGAGAAAACGCTGGAAAGCCTGTTAAGTCTTACGAAATATGGTCTGACACCGTTGCTAATGTAACGGTAGGAGACGATAACCCAAAAGCCACCAGCCAGGAAGCATAAGGCGGATCCTCGTATCTCTAGCAATAGAGACGGGGATACCGATGCAATACTGGGATGATGCAGACGATATATTGACGGCGATAGATTTATTAAAGGAGCGAAGTGATGGCAGATGATGTCCAGATCGCTTATGATAAATCAGATTTACGCGGCATTACCAGGGCTTTTAAAGGTATGTCAGATGAAGCCATTGAAGCTGCTAAAAAGGAAAGTTCTGCACTTGCTGAGTTCGCTGCTGACCGTATTAAGATCGCAGCAGCGACTCGGTTGGTTTCAGGGAGTGCTGCTCGCCGTATTGCAGATGGAGTTAAGGTAAGCAAGACTTCAAAGATTGGCGAGTTTAGTTACGGCTTTGCTCGTCAGAAGTTCAGCGGTGGCGGTTCAACTTTGGATTTACTTTATGGTATGGAGTTTGGTTCTAATCGCTTTAAGCAATTCCCGACTCGTACGCCAAACAAAGGCAGAGGCAATTCAGGTTATTTTATTTACCCAACTTTGCGACAGATCCAGCCGGATCTAGTTCGTAAATGGGAAGAGGCATTTAGCAACATTTTGAAGGAGTGGGATTAATGGCAGGCAATAGAACCCTTAAACTTTCCATTCTTGCTGATGTCGATGATCTTAATAAAAAGTTAAAGTCTGCTAATGGCGATGTTGAATCCTCAGCAGGCAAGTTAGGCGAGTTTTCTAAAAAGGCTGGAATCGCTTTTGCAGCTGCTGCTGCTGCTGCTGGCGCTTACGCAACTAAGTTGGCGGTCGATGGAGTTAAAGCTGCGATTGAAGATGAGCAGGCTCAGACTCAGTTAGCCCTTGCTCTTGAAAATGCAACTGGCGCGACTAATGCTCAGATTAAAGCAACTGAGGACTCAATTCTTCAAATGTCTTTAGCAACCGGTGTTGCAGACGACAAGCTTCGTCCAGCACTTGGTCGCTTAGTTCGATCAACAGGCGACATCACAAAAGCCCAAGATTTATTAGCGATTGCTCTTGATGTCAGCACAGCAACCGGCAAGCCACTCGAGGCAGTTGCTAACAGCCTGGGTAAGGCATATGAAGGAAACACTACAGCCCTTGGTAAATTAGGACTTGGACTTGATTCTGCTGAATTAAAGACAATGACCTTTACTGAGGTTCAAGGCAGACTTACGGAGTTATTTGGCGGAGCAGCTGCTGCTAACGCCGATACTTACGCAGGCAAAATCGCTCGAGTCCAAGTTGCTTTTGATGAAGCGAAGGAAACACTTGGGCAGGCTTTATTGCCAATTTTAGATAAGTTTTTAGGTTTTATTAATGAAAATGCTTTACCAGCAATTCAAGCTTTTACTTCTGCATTTAGCCTTACAGAAGGCGATGGCTTTGGTAAGACGATTAGCGATGTTGGATCAACTATTAAAGAAGTTGTTCAGCCAATTTTTGAAGGTATCAAAACCATTTTTGATAAGGTAAAAAAGGCTGTTCTAGACAGCAAAGATGAGTTTGCATCTTTTTGGGAAGTGGTTAAGTTCATTGCGCCCCTTATTGGAAAGGCGATTGGTGATTCTTTAAAGATAATCGGTGAAATTGCCGGAATCGTCATAACTCTTATTGGCAAGGTATTGGGCGCAATCAAGCCTTTACTAAATACTGCCATCGATGGCATCAATCTAATTATTAAGGGAGTAAATTTAGTCAAGCCAGGAGCAGATATTGGTTTGATTCCTAAGATTGGTTCAACTTCTGGATCAACATCTACCGGATCCCTTGGCAACTTCTCAATGTCTACTGGAACAGTTATGACTACACCAACAACGGTCAGTAGTACATCTACCGGAGTCACCACAGGCGGTAATGGCAATACTGGAATTGCCGGAGTATCAACGGCTGTCGCAGCTGCGGTAAGCATCGGTTCATTTAATGCTGGATCTTTCCGGGCAGCTGAGGCTCGCACATCTGGTGATACTTATAACATCAATGTAACTGGAGCCTTGGATAAAGAAGGCGTAGCCCGTCAAATTGCAGATATTATTCAATCTTCCAATATGCGTGGCACTAATGGATCTTTAAGTTTGCAGGCAGTATGAGTAACTGGAATCCCGTTTGGAAAGTTTTAATTAATGGAACTGGCACAAACTATGCCAATCAAATTATTTCAAATCTTACGATTACAAGCGGTCGAACAACGATTGAACAGCAAGCCCAAGCAGGATATTGCAACATTCAGTTAATCAAAGTCGATAATTCAGCATTTGATTTTAAAGTTACAGATTCTTTGACCATTGAGTTGCAGAATTCTGTCGGTACTTATGTGCCAATCTTTGGCGGATTTATTACAGATTTTAGTATTGAAGTTATTCAAGCTGGAAGCACGGGATTTACAACAGCTGCAAATGTAACTGCGGTTGGTGCTTTATCTCGACTTTCTAAAGCAACTTGGACTGACACTTTGTCCCAGGATGAAGATGGCGATCAGATTTATGCTTTATTGGTTGATCTATTGGTTAATGCCTGGAATGAGGTTGCTCCGTCTTTAACTTGGGCTGCTTACAATCCAACAACAACTTGGGCGAATGCTGAAAATGTTGGACTTGGAGAAATCGATCAACCAGGCGATTTCACTTGCCAATCTCGTCCATCATCAGCTGATGTCGTAGATCGATATAGTCTTGCAGCTCTTATTGCACAATCTGCTTTAGGTCAATTATATGAAGATGGTTCAGGACGCATTTGTTATGCTGATTCGACACATCGTCAGGATTATTTGGCTGCCAATGGTTATACAGAATTGGATGCCAATAATGCATATGCTTCTGGGCTGAGATCAATTACACAGTCAGGCGATATTCGCAATGACATAACCTTAAATTATGGCGCAGGGTTTGGTTCTCAAAAGACAGCAATAAATTCCGCATCAATAGCATTATTTGGAAAATACGCCGAATCTATTGATACGGTTATCCACGGAGCGACAGATGCCCAGGCAGTCGCGGATCGTCGTTTGGCTCTTAAAGCTTATCCAAGAGCCAAGTTTGACTCGATCACTTTTCCGCTTGGAAATAATGAAATCGACGATGCAGATCGCGATGCCCTCATTGGGATTTTTATGGGTCAGCCAATTAAGATTATCAATTTACCAAATAACATCAATGATGGAGAATTTGAAGGCTATATTGAAGGCTTCACTTTCAGGGCAGGATATAACCGAGTCGATTTAACAATTAATGCGACTCCAGTTGAGTTTTCCCAGATTGCAGTCCGCTGGGATCAGGTTTCAGGCTCCGAAGCTTGGAATACTTTATCGGCTATACTTACATGGAATAATGCGATAGGAGCAGTAGCGTAATGGCAACAACGACTAATTATGGGTGGACAACCCCAGATGACACAGCCCTGGTTAAGGACGGCGCAGCTGCTATTCGTACGCTTGGCTCATCTGTTGATACAACAACAAAAGCCCTAAATCCATCAACAACTTTGGGCGACATCGAATATCGATCAGCAACTGCTAATACCAATACTCGTTTGGGTATTGGTACTGCTGGCCAGGTGCTTACAGTTGCGTCAGGTGTTCCTTCGTGGGCAACACCATCGGCCGGCATGACAAATCCTATGACAACAACAGGTGATACGATTTATTCATCAAGCGGATCAACACCTGCGCGTTTGGGTATTGGTTCGACTGGTCAGGTTCTATCGGTCAGCGGTGGCGTCCCAGCATGGACAACTCCATCAAGCGGTTCATTAACACAATTAGCAACAGGCACATTTTCAGGTTCTAGCGTTTCCCTGACTTCAATTTCGGGAAGTTATCGCGACCTTCGTTTGGTCACGCAAAATTTGTATTTTAGCGCAACTGAAACAAATTTAATGTTTCAGGTAAATTCAACATCAGGCATTTATTCAGTTTCGTATTCAGGCGTAGGTTATACGGATTTAACCTCAACAAGCGCAGAAACCGCTCGCATGAGTAGTTCTAACACAAACAGTTACGGACTTTACGAATTTCCAGATTACACAGGAAGTTCCTTTAAGGTTATTTTAACTCAATGGCTTGGCAGAGCCGAGTCAGGTGGAACGCCTTATTATTTTCTACATCGTGGGTTAGCTGGTATTCGTACAACTAGCGCGATCACTTCAATTCAAATGACACCGTCAACAGGTACATTTTCGGGCGGTACTTACACACTATACGGAGTTAACTAATGACAAACCCAACAATCGTAATCCACGACATTGAAACAAATGAAGTTATCGAACGTGCAATGACTAAAGATGAAACATCTGCCATCAAAGATGCTCAGGCATCTGCCAAGGCAAACCTAGAAGCAGAATTAGCAAAGGCAAGTGAAAAAGCTGCACTCTTGGCTAAGTTAGGCATTACCGAGGACGAGGCTCGACTTTTACTTGGATGAAACCAAAACTATCTAAGTCGGTTGTTCAATTAAGAGAACAGGCAGATGATGCTTATCCATCTCGAAAGCGTCACTCAGATGGCACGATCGGAGATGCCAAGCACTCAACCCGAAAGAGCGATCATAACCCTGACCCTGATTCAGGGTATGTCCGCGCTATCGATCTCGATGCTGATTTCAACGAACAAGCCTCTACAGCTGCTTACATTGCCGACCAGATACGAATTGCAGCCAAGTCAGATAAACGCATTGCTTATGTCATCTTTAATCACAAGATTGCAAGCGCTCGAAGCTTCTGGCGCTGGCGAAAGTACACGGGAGTTAATCCACACACCAAGCACATCCACATCAGTTTTACAAAGGCTGGTGACACGGATTCGAAATTTTTTAACATCCCATTACTAGGAGGAACAGATGACACACGATCTAAAGAAAATGCTAGCAAGTTGGGGCAGAGCCTTTCTGACAGCTGCGCTTGCACTCATAGCTGCGGGCGAAACTAATCCTAAGAACATTGCTTATGCCGGTGCTTTGGCAACAATCCCACCGATTATGCGTTGGCTAAATCCTAAAGATGAAGCTTTCGGTTTGAGGTGAGTGCGAATGATTGGGCGGGATTCACTCTCGCTATTGTCTCGACGATTGCTATTTTTATTGGCGGTTTGCGTTACTTGGTTCGCGGTTGGTTGTGGACTCTTACGCCGAATGGTGGATCATCTCTCGCAGACCGATTGGCAAGAATAGAGACACGCCAGGAACAGATGATGGAATTGTTAAAGAAGTAAGGGACACTTATCCACATGGCAAGAAAACCAACTAAGGCGCTAGAGGATCAAGGCTACTCAAAACTGGATGCTTATTGCATCGGGCTTCATGAGTATTACAAGTCCTTGCGTAAGGCTGGTTTTGACGAGGGTTTAGCGTTATTCATGATTACTGACGTTCAATCGTATCCTGGATGGATTCTGCCAGACCCAATCGATCCCGAGAAGTTTGGGGATTACGAGGACGACGACGAGGACTAATGACAGTAAAGCGGATTGCTTGGATCTCAGATATTCAGGCACCATTCTTTCATGAAGCAGCAGTCAAAAATCTAGGCAAGTTTTTAAGGGCTTACAAGCCTCACCAAACCATTTGTATTGGCGATGAAATTGATCTACCGCAGCTTGGCGGTTTTGCTCAACCATGGCAAGAGGTTGAAGGCAACATCGATGAAGATCGTAGACTCACTTTAGAAATTCTCGAATATCTTGGCGTTACTGATGTAGTTGGCTCCAATCATGGAGCGCGTGTTTATAAATCGCTATCTCGTAGATTGCCCGCTTTTATGAATCTGCCAGAGCTGCGCTATGACAAGTTTATGGGTTATGACAAGGCTGGTATTAAGTATCATCCAAACGGTTTTGACTTTGCTCCAGGTTGGCACACATGCCACGGAGACGCTTTCCCATTATCAAACAAGCCTGGACAAACAGCCTTAAACGGTGCTCTGCGAATGGGTAAATCAGTTGTGTCAGGGCATACCCATAGACTGGGTCTAAGTGCTCATTCAGAGGCTTCTGGAGGGCGTTACGGGCGTATTGTCTGGGGTGTTGAGGTTGGCAACTTAGTCGATCTATCAAGCCCTGGAATGGGGTACACAAAGGGTTATGCGAACTGGCAAATGGGCTTTGTTGTAGGCACATTACACGGCAAACGATTTACGCCTGAGTTAATTCCAATCGATCCAAAAGATGGCTCATTCATTTACCAAGGCAAACGCTGGGGCTAAATCGTTACCGTTTTGTTATCGAAATGTCCGAGAAATTGTCTGACAAGTGTGAGACCGTAATCCTGTTGCCAACAAAGGCAACAAGAATCGGGAGCAGAAAATGGATCTACAAGTACCAGTAATTGTTTTACTCATGTTAGCTAATATCCTTTGGTTCATCGTTGGTTGGGGCAAAGGCTTTTCAGAGGGCAAGCGTGAAGGCTTGGCGATTGGCAAGAACAGTCAGCGCGTGAGTGTTAATGCGCGCTGATGACATCCTTGACGAAGCAAAAGACCTTATCCAAGACCGAGGTAAAGATTACGGCTTGGCAGCTCTCAATCACCTTCGAATTGCCAAACTCTGGTCAGCCTATCTTGAACGCAACATCGAGCCTCACGAAGTCGCAATCTGTATGGCACTTGTCAAAATCTCACGCTTACAAGAGACAAGCCTCCACGCAGACAGTTACAAGGACGGCGCAGCATACATTGCGCTCGCTGGACAGATTGCATCAACTGACTGGAGTGACCTTGACAGTTATTAAAGCTGCGCCAGGAATCTGGTGCGATTATTGCAAAGTGCGATATGGCGTTAATTCATTGCTCGGTCAAAAACCAGCCAGTTATACCGTAATTAGCAATCATCCTAAAAGCCAAGGCACTCGACGGCATTACTGCAATAGCTGCGCCATCGATGTCCAGACTTGGGCAGACGGTACTGTTTGGTCACTACAGGAACAAACCGAGTACCTATTAAAACAAGAGGAGTTACCAAGTGTTTAATCTAGCCGATTACGAAACAGTTGAAAGTCGTTTGGAAAAGTTTATTAAGGACTTTCCAGACTTTCGCATAAGCACAGAATTGGAGAGTTTTCAGAATGATAGATTTATTGTTAAAGCATACTTATATCGAACTTTCGCAGATAGCGTGGCGTTTTCGACAGGATACGCTGAGGAGAAGGTTACTGATCGGGGTGTTAATTCGACTTCAGCTCTTGAGAACTGTG